CCAAGTCCAAATCCAAACGCGCTTCCAAGGCCAAATCCAAACGCGCTTCCAAGGCCAAATCCAAACGCGCTTCCAAGGCCAAATCCAAACGCGCTTCCAAAGCCAAATCCAAATCCAAACGCGCTTCCAAGTCCAAAAAAAAATCAGCGGAAAAGAAACCACATTCTCCAAAAAGTACATCGACTAAAAGGAAAGTTTATTACAAACACAGAGTATAGAATGTGCAGTACAATAAGACAGTACTAACAACATCCACTCATTTTTTTACTGTTCATTCGTTGCCGCATACGTGTTCCTGCGCTGTCGTGAAGTTTAGGCATATTGTCTACAAACTCGTACACAATATTTCCATCAATATCACTATAGTATGCTTTTCGGATACCCTTTTGGGATAATTTATCTATACACGAGTTACACGGCCTCGAATACAACAATTGCTTTGCTTTGTTCACCCGAATAACAAGAACATCCAACCCTTTCATTTTTTTTGGATAAATATTTGACAAAGCATCCAATTCTGCGTGAATTGTCAAAGGGAGAACATGATCATTTAACCGGATATTAAATCGCTTGTTAACACCAATTGATAGAATTTGTTCCCCATACACCAAACACGCACCATGTTTTTGGTTCAAGGTTGACTGCGTAGCCGCCTTCATCAACCGTTCTACCGCTTTGGCGAATTTGTCACTTGAACAATTCATTACAACAAAGATTGATTCGGCCCTTTCTTTTTTCTTTGTGACTGCTACTGTATTTTTGTAATTGTTTTCTAAAATCAATTACACAATACAATTCATTTTTTTACACACCTGACTTCAACATTGAACCCTAATTTATTTGATAATTGCCACACGTTTTTGATCTCAAGTGTTACACTTTCCAATTGTTCTGATTGTCGTAAACCAAATACCGACTTGCCTCTTATCTGTGGCAAGTAACACCTTATACAGTATTCCTCATTGTCCGTTGTCCTGTTGACTAAATCGTAAAATGGAACTGTATCTGGTATGTAATAAGACCTCTTTAAATAGTTTTGTAAATATTTTCCCAGACTAATACCGTCTCCTCCATCTGATTGGTTTAACCCCAATATCACATATTTGGTATTTAACTCTATCACTCTCACGTTTCTAAATATAACACCAATATCTGGAGTAAACAAATAATTGTTGCCTTGTCCATTCCTCTGAGGCTTCATGTATATGCTTAATCTTCCGTCCTCACACATCGCTTTGATTTCTTCTGAATCGATAATTATCATTGACTACCGGTATTCCTTAGTTATCGTGTTTATTTTATGTACTTGATTCTTCCGCACATTCTTTTGGGTTACATTGTTCTCTGGTGTCATGTCGACACACAGGACATGTCACCTTTTCCTGACATAACCAACCATGGATGCAGCTTTTGTGAAAATAATGTTCACATGGTAATGTGACTACACATTCTCCTACTTTATAACCTTCTATGCATACATTACAATCTTTGTTCTCATAATCTTTAATGCTACATTCTGTAATAGTTTGACATGACAAGTTGTCAAACTCTGCTTCAGTCAATGTTACTTTAATGTCTTCCATTTCCGTGTTAACTGCTGGTTCAATCATCACTTCTAACAATGACCGGAATAACTCAAACACACCATCGGCATTACCTATATTGTTAATAACAAAGTTATTATCCATCGTGTTAAAAGTACGATTGTTTCTTCCCGCACGTGATATACCATGACCAGTTGTTCCAGTAAATATCTGGTCTACCGTGTCATCCATTTCTAATTGTCTTCTTAACTGGTACATATTGCTAATCAATTGTTGATTGATTCTCAAAGCATTGTTAACCTCCTCCGTCATACTCGTGTTGTTGATTAGTGGTCTTGACACTACATCATCAATCCAATCTTCGTATAAATCATCAATATTCATGTCAAACGAAAATACACGTCTGTTTGACATTTCTAATACGCTTAATTTACTGTGTGAAATTAAATTTTTTATTGAATCTCATTTTCACATTTTCACATTTCCCCGAAGAGTAAATTAAGTAGTACTGGCAGTGGCAGTGAATCCAGTGAATGTTCACATTTTAATCTGTTTACAGTTGTAATGTTCCTGAAGTGCCAATAATAATGACGGTGATTGCTCCAATTGTCCCGCCATTGCCTGTTGTAAAGTCTCGGCGGGATAACTTTGTTTAGCATACTGCATTATCATTTGCTTATCTTGTTCTTGTTTTGTCATCAATACATGTAGAGTTTTTTGATAAAATTGTTCATTAAGCTCGCGGTACCCTTCCCTCTTCACCGGCACAGCTTCCTTTGACTGATACTCCTTTACTCTATTGTTTAATTGCTTACGATTTATTTTCTTTGCTGCGTTTTGACTTTTAAATTCTTCAGGTACTTGAATGACTTCCTCTGGATTCCTGACTGTTGTATACGAATAACGGTAATCTCCATAATTATTATTCCAATATCCCAACCCAGATTGTCCAAAATTATCTCCCGTCACCATCAAACCATTATAACTGCTCACTTGAGCAAAGTCACCCACGTCACCTGTATTGAAACCATAAAACCCGTCGGTAGTTTTGTGTATTAGTGATTTGTTCTGTTCAGTTTCATCTGATGTGCTGTTTATTTTCAAATACTCAAACAATCGGTTGAACTCATCGTGTGAAAAATCTTTGCCCTCAAATTGATTGATTATACACAAATTTTTTTCTAATTCTTGATAATCTTTTTCACTTTCAACACGTTTATGTTCACCGTATCCAAAACTCATTGGTGAGGTATCTTCTTTTACAAATTTCTCGTTGAAATGTTTCAGGGTTTCCTTGTCAAAATTTGGCTTAACCACCGTTTGATTTTTTTTCGTGTTTGTAAGCTGTCCAGTCCTTTTGTTTTTTATATATTCGTATGATGCTACTACAATTTTAAAACGCAACTCATACTTTGCCACTTCCGAGTTGTTTGAAGCCTTATCAGGATGATATCTTTTTGCTCTTTTTCTAAAAGCGCTTTTAATTTGATCTAAAGTGTCATCGTGTGTCACTCCCAAGATGAAATAGGGATCGTAATACTCTTCATCCACACATATGGTTTCCATACTTACCTTGCAACTAAAGGATTGTAATCTTAATCTTAATATCAGTATTTTATTTTTACATTTAAACTAAAATACAGGAATTTCTTACCGGAATCGCTTACAGTAAATTGCAGTACTCCCGTGAATACCAAAGATTAAGCCCAGAGTATTCAAACAACAAATGAAACACAACACCGCTCACAAAAGCTATTTCTAACATCCGCTCCGCTCCGAAACCAAAAAAGTTACAATCCAAACTCTTAGCATAACTTTGCTGAATACTTCTTATTATGTACATCAATACAACCAATCCCGCTCCCACAATTAATGCTTCCGTCAGAACTAGCCCAACAGACTTTTTTGACACATCATGTAGTTTCATTGTAATGAACTACTATTAATCCAGGATTTTTTTAATCCAATAACCCAAACTTTCTTTCACTACCACAAATTGTTCTTACATCAACTTATTTACAACGTATTTCTGAAAAGATTCCTTGAAATTATTATTTAACTTTTCGTGAACTACTTGGAACTCCTTTCTATCAACAAGCCCATCTTCATATTCCTCTTCTTGTGTCATTTGCACATCTTCTCCAACACGACGCAATATATAGTATCTATCCGGAATTCTCATACTCTTGTATACTAATGCCTTCTTTACCACATTCCCACAATGGATAAAGTCTGGTAGTTTACCAAATTGTTCCTCAATAACAGTTTCCATTTCTTTTACATTAACGTTATTGATTACTTCTTGGTCAATGCTGTAGTATTTGACACACTTGTACATTAAAGTCATATTGTTTCGGTTGCAATCTAATTGACGCCATATAAGGTAATTCAATGCCTCGTAGTCTTTATCAAATTCTACAAAGGTTCCCGTAAAATGAACATCGATGTTCAAAGACTCGACCAAAAATTCTTTTATGAAACTGCTGGTCGCATGACTTACAACACTCGTTACTGTCTTCATAATATTACCATCAAACAAGAAACTTCCGGCGTCATTGTAAAAAAATACCAAATGAAACTCATTGTTAAAACAATATATAACCGATGGATCAAACCGTTGATATAAACTTTTGGCCACACGGACTAATATTTCGTTGTATACTTTCAGTTTATCTATTTTTTCACCGATCGGACAAACAAAATTAATGTACTTTAACAAGTCGCTTGACTTTAAGGAAACAACGTGTGGTTTGTAAGGGTGGCACTTATTGCCATTGTATTCCTTTACTCGTCTGCTCATCCGCGTCTGCAACGAATCTGGTTTTGCAGTTTCTGAATCATCCGTGAATCGTAAAGTACCCAAAAGTGCTGTATAGTAAACCTGTAATAGTGTTAAGACTCCTGTACATATATACATTTTTCGTTTCTAATTTACTAAAACAATTTTTATTTTTATTTTTGACTTACTTAATTTCTGAGATACTTATAGCAAATCACAATGCCAAACCGCACACGTTCAAAATCTAAAACAAGCCCCCTTCCACACAAACGAAAACATCGAAAACAGTTTAACAAAAATCCCTCTAAACGCAAGTCAATACCTCAGTCTAAGAAACCCTCTAAAAAAGAGTCATCTAAACGTAAGTCAAAACCTCGGTCTAAGAAATCCTCTAAACGCACATCACCACAGTCAAAACCTCGGTCTAAGAAATCCTCTAAACGCACATCACCAAAGTTAAAACCTCGGTCTAAGAAATCCTCTAAACGCACATCACCACAGTCAAAACCTCGGTCTAAGAAATCCTCTAAACGTAAGTCGCCCAAGTCAAAACCTCGGTCTACGAATCCCTCTAAACGTAAGTCGCCCAAGTCAAAACATCGGTCTAAGAATCCCTCTAAACGTAAGTCACCCAAGTCAAAACCTCGGTCTACGAATCCCTCTAAACGTAAGTCGCCCAAGTCAAAACCTCGGTCTACGAATCCCTCTAAACGTAAGTCGCCCAAGTCAAAACCTCGGCCTAAGAATCCCTCTAAACGTAAGTCGCCCAAGTCAAAACCTTGGTCTAAGAATCCATCTAAAGAAAAGACAAAAGCTGAAAAAGACAAAGAATGTCGTAAACGTAAGATTAGATTAGTAATGCATGAATTCAAGAATAAACGGCTTAAATTAAAAAATGGTAGTGTCATCACCAATCCTAAGCAAGCCATTGCTATCGCTTTATCTGAAGCTAACAAGTATTGTTAGATTGTAGTATTGTAGTAATTAATTCGCCAAATAATTATATTGGTTATATGCAAGTATGAAAAAACTATGTACCTATGTTTTTAAAAAAGGCCATAGAAAAGGGCAGATTTGTAATGACATGTGTAACCTTAAATCGTCCTTTTGTACTAAACATGAACGCCAATTGAAACAAGAAGTACAGACAACAACAATCATTCGTATCAACGACCGTTCGTCGTTAGAAGAAAATGTAAAAAACAAAATTTTATCGTTACAAACATCGTCAGAAAACAAAACCGTTATCTTGAAACATTATCATAATATGAAACGTTTGGAACCAAACAGTACGGAATATTATAAAAACCAAATCTTTGTTGATTTATCCCTTAGTTACCCTTGGTCGAAAACGTTTGATATTAATACCTTTCTGGAGGGTACTAACGTAAAATCGTTTGTGTATTATCTTAAAACCATGTTTGATCAACATATTTATGGAATGGAAAATGTAAAAAACGAAATCATCAACATCGTATGCAAATTAATTACCAACCCGAATAGTAAAAGAAACAACTTGGCATTATGTGGTAATGCTGGTATAGGAAAAAGCAAATTTATCAAAGTGCTAGCTGAAGTTCTTGGTATCCCCCTGAAAATAATATCACTCGGTGGTATTAAAGACTCTTCCTTTTTCCTGGGTCATGGTTACGTATATGTTGAAAGCGGACCTGGGAAAATACTACAAAACATTATTGATGCCAAAATATCTAATCCGATTGTTTATTTTGATGAATTAGACAAAGTTAGTGAAACAGAACACGGTAAAGACATTCACTCGTTCATGAGTTATCTAACCGATCCCACTCAGAACACGGAGTTCACCGATCACTACTTTTACGGCATGAAGTTCGACCTGTCCAAAGTATTTTATGTCTTTACATTTAATGATATCTCCAAAATTGACAAAGTTTTACTGGATCGTTTGAATGTTATTCATGTCAATACACCCTCCACCAAGGAGATCAATGTCATATTACAAAAGTACTGTATACCAGATATCCTCAATAATATTGGTATGTACAAACACATTGAATTTACACCCGAACATATCGATTGTATAATAAGAACTTTTGAAAATAACTTTGACAAACAGGTTTCTAGTGGTATCCGAGAGTATTATCGCATTCTAGAAAAAATTTTGCTAGAAATTAACAAAGACATCCTTTTGGATAACTTTACTAAAAACCCTCGTCTAGATGACGAGTCGTTTCACCATTACCTAAACATCATAAAAAACCAGGCCAATACCTTGCAACACACCAATTTATCACACATTCAACACATGTACGTATAAGTTACAAGAGAGGCTTCAAATGAGATTATTTGTTGTAACGTACTTTGTTATAACAAATTGAGTCGCTTATTCGCTTATCATCAATTTTGAATAATCAGCTGGGCCAACACTTTTAGCAACTGCGCGTTCTGATAACTTAAGTTGAACAATATTCCAAATGCTGCCTACTTTGCTATTAAAATACCAAATTTTCGCACATTCAATAATACATTTGAATACCTTTCCTTTTGATAAAATGTCATTGATATTTGATTCATCTATCATTATTTTGTTCTTGGAATCGTCAAAAACCACACTTGTAAAATTACCGTTTTTGTCACGTGTCATTTGGAGCTTCATCAATCGAGGATACGTTCCGTTCTCACGTAGAATTGGAGAATACACAAAATCACCCCCATTGCCTTTAGTAAAAATGTCACTTTGATTCTGAGCTAGTTCTTGCAGCTTCTTGTCGAGTTTATCTATAAACTCCTTGAAACTCACAGCGTTTCCTGTTTGGGCATTATTAAGAGAACAATCAATGTTGTATTCTGTAAATGTAGACCAATCTTTGTCCAATGATTTAACACCAAAAGGACTATACAATGATGAAGTACAAAACTGGACAGGCTCTTTGTTGTACAACAGTTTTACTGCTCTGCCTGACTTGGCCAAAACGAACTTGTCCCATTCAACGTTGTCGATGTCAATCATTATCGGTTTGATAACACTATTACTTTTTTATTTTTTCATTTTTTTTAAGTCATTTAACCAAAAGTATTTTCCTGACACACCGTCAAAAATAACATTCCTGTTTCTTTATCCAATTCTGATATATATACGGCTGACAATAAACATGAACTTGGGGGGATGCAATTGTTAGCAAAAATGTACAGTGCTTGTGTAGGTTTCAACTTTTTATCTAAACGTCGTCTAATTATATGCATAAACTGACCGATTGTGACATCACCAGTAACAAGAAACTTGTTTTTTGACGACTGTAAACTGGTGTCTTTTGTGCGCAACACAACTGGAATGTAATCGGGGTATTTATGCTTTATCAAATCTACTTCTTTGCGAATCAACTCCTTTTCTGCCGGTGAAAATTCAAGCTTTGAATAATCCACCGCTTTTCTATCCGTCATCACTTATTAATTTACATGAAAAAAAAATATTGGTTAAACTTAACAAATATGAGCAGCATACAAAATCTTAAATCTTCCAACTTCACGATCAAACAAAACGGATTGTACATCAAAGGTGTCAAATACCCGGGTATTCTTTTGATCTGGGCCAATTGGTGTCCGCATTGTCATGAATTCATACCTAAACTTAAGCAACTCTGTAAGCAGCTAGGTAAAGAATTCATTTGTACAGCAGTAGAACACGCAGAGTTCAAAGACGACGACTCTCTCAGCTCTGCTTTGGACTTTAAATACTTCCCTTCCATCAAGTTTTTTGACCAATCAGGTAAAATCATTGGCGATTACACAGGTAAACGTGACATTTCACCTATTCTTGACTATATCTGCAAAATGTACCACCACTGCATATTCTACCACTAGCCGATACAGCGTTTATACTAAGCATTTTATTTGTTTAATACAATTAATAAAATGTTTGCAATCTCACAATTTGTACTGAAGAGTCTTAAAGTTTGCAATACGTCTAGTTTACCTAGTTATTCTATCGCATTAGGTATTCTTTTTTACGCCTCTTTGTATGTATACCTATTATATTACCAAAATGACTACATTTATATCTTTAACAAATTTGTTATTTACGTCATTGGAATCGATCTGTTATTATCAGCTTTCTTGTATTTTAAACCAGATAACAATCAACTCACGCAACCCAACTCATCCCAATTATCTTTGTCAACTGACTTTGAGGATAACGAAAATGTCACTCTGTTAAATAATGACCAAGATCAAGAATCGGATTACTCAGAATCAGGCTATGAAACCGAATCTTTTGAAGAATTCGGCCAAGACCCCGACCCCGACCATGCCCAAGAAATTCAAATACCAATTTCTAATATTGTTGGTTTAGAACAACAATTGAATGATCTTTTAAGAGTAGAGGAACAACCACCGCAAGAATCAACCGTACAGGCAACAACCGTACAAGCAACAACCGTACAAGAATCCAACATACCACAGCAAAGTCAAACAAATACTAATATCAATACTGTTGAAGCTGAAGGTGAAGCTGAAGGTGAATGTGAAATCGAAGCAGAAACCGAACTTGACAAACTTACTGACTTACAATCCGAACAACCCAAACGTAAACGAGGTCGACCACCCAAAAATCAAAATGTTCAAATTTTGTAAGTGGTAGTGTAGTAATAATTACTGATATTATTAGTAATTACTAGTACAATGTCTTTAGTAACTGGTTAGATATACATAAATGGTGGAGGTCCTGAATCCTCAGTGTTACTAGTGCTATCAGATAAAAATGTATCGATATGTTCCTTGTGGACAGTAACAGGTAAGGAACTATACTTAGGATACAAAGATTTGTATGTCAATCTAATAATGTCTTCCTCTGGATTTGTTAATACTAAAGTGTTAATTCTTGAAACAATCACTTCAAACTTGCGCTTGATATCTCTCATTCCTTCATCCTTTCGAGAAGACTGAATGATATAATTCACAGCTTCTTCTGTAAACGCTATTTGTGCAGAAGTGAATTTGTACTGATCCAACACTTCATCGATCAAATGTTTATTGGCAATTTCAAGTTTTTCCTTAAAACTGTAATTGTCAACCTTGATTTTAAACAAACGATCCGCTAAAATCTTGTCTACCTTAGATGGATCGTTATAGGTGAAAACGAACAAAATTTTTGACAAATCAAACTCAATGCCTGCAAAATACCGATCATAGTTGTATCGGTGATTGGTAGTAGTATCAGTCAAGTGAATCAAAGTTCCAATAATTTCTTTGCCATGATGAGTCTGAGAAATTTTATCACATTCATCCAATAATACAATCGGGTTCATCGCTTTGCATTCAGACAAAATTTCAATAATTCGCCCGGGACTAGAACCCACGTAGGTAAAACCATGACCTGCCAGTAAGGAAGCATCCGACTCGCCACCTAAACTAATAGAACGATAAGGTCTTCCTAATGCCTCAGCAATACTCTTGACAATGCTGCTTTTACCTACACCCGGAGGACCGTAGAGTCCAATAGCATTCATTGAAAATTGGTCATTTCTTAACATTCTAGCAACTACATTTATAATTTGATCCTTTGGTTTCTCCAAAAAAGATAAACGCTTATCAAGTACGTGCCGCACATTCCGAATAGACTGTACTGCCTCAGTTTGGGTAATTTGGTCGAGTGAAGGTGTTTGAGTAACATACTTTCCAAACGGAACCGACAACAACATGTCCATCCAGTTTTTATACTTGGCAAATTCAGAACTGTCGCTGTCTTCATATCTTTCCATGACTTCCAAACGTTTGTAAGCAATCACTTTGTTTTCAAAGGACATTTTGGACTTTAATATTTTCCTACGGTAATCATCGGACACCTCATCTGATTGCGCACTTTTCATTATTTCCTTCTCTAACTCGAATAGTTCTGGCTCATTGGTTTTGTTGATATTGGTAGTCAAGTATTTTAAAGTTGAATTGTATTCCCCTGAAAGTACCTCCGAGTTATTGTATTGATGAATCTTTTCCAACAGCCGTTGTTTTTGCGATACATGTACATTCATCTTTAAAATATCAATTACGCTTGGTCCTGATTCTTTGTAATCTTTATGAATTGATTCTAATTGGTTAATAAAAGCCTTTATTTCTTCCTCGGAATAGGTGTTGTTGAGCCTGCGTTTTCTTTCTTCGATAGGAATACGTTCAAAAAACTCTCCACTGTTGATTCCATCTATATACTTTAATAGTTCTTCATATACGTCTTGTTGTTGTGCTTCCGGTTCTTCGGTAGAGTATTCTGAATCGTCGTCTAAGAATTCTCTTTCATTATCTCTGTATTTTTTCACCAGCTGTTTTATCGATTCTTTGATAATTTGTTGCACTTGATTAGAATTCAACTTTACATTTAACATCTTTTTTTCTTTGCTATGTTTGTCCTTTGCTTCAACGCAATCACTCCGTTCCGTGTCGCTTCGTTCTGTGTCACCCTGTTCCGTGTCGCTTCGTTCTGTGTCACCTTGTTCCGTGTCCTCCCATTCATCTAATTCGATTTCGGTGTCAATGTGAGTTACTTGTTCTGTTGTTGGTGGGTAAGATGGTGGTGAAGAATCGCCGGGACGCCTCCTTTTCACAAGCGAAATATTAGAGGTACTATTATTATTGGTATTGTCTCCATCAATATGCTGAGACTCTTCTTCACGAATGCGCTTTTGACTGCGCGTGTAAACCATTGTGTATAGTATTAGTATTAGTATTACCTATTAGTATTACTGCTACAAAATAAATCAGTTTTTTTACCTAATTGCGCGTTTAACTAGTTTTAATTTTGAAATACGTGTTACGGTGCTCGTTTCTTTCCACGTATTGGTTTATATTCTGTACCAAAATATCGATTAATTTGTGACAAAACCTTTAGCGAGTTGATCCACCTAAAACCAGCATCACCAGCCCAAGTAATCCAACTTAGTATCGCGTGTTTACGATGCCAACTGCGGTCTTTAGGGCGACCTGCTTGATCCCACTTTTTGAATCCAGGATAACTCGTGTATATATGACGCGCAAACCAATTCCGCATGTATCTTGCATCTTCTACTGAAATTGACTCTTGGCTTGCTAACTGTTTAGCACGACGCCAACCCGTTTCCGTAGCACCTTGGAACCCGATACTTTTCAATTTGAAAGCATACAATGCCCATTTTCTTACATTTTCTGGAACCTTGATCATTACCCGGCTACGTTTTCCATAGTATTGTGACCTCGTCTGACCACCACCAAATTTAATATTTTTTGAGCCTCGTACTTTGGATTTGTCACGTTTGGCTTTTTTAATAGCACTTTGGGATATTTCCTTGTACGTTCTGGGTGTCCGGGATGTGACACGATAACTCGGCCGGCACAATGGATACTTCTCCTTTGAACCCTTTGCTGAACTGCGTCCACATGAGCGGTAACCGATTACTTCCCCCCTTGAATTCCTAATAGGTCGGTTCAAGTCAACCCATTTCTCCTTAAACCATCGCTTTAATCCTGAGTTTTTGGGTCTACTACCTTTGAATTTACCGCCGCGTCGCTTGTATTCCCTTACGATCCAACTGGATTTGTAAATACCTGTTTTTGATTGAAATTTCTTGCTTGCTAAACTTTTTACATAGTTATAAAGTTTTAAGTTCACAGGTTCTACCATCAATGTTACTAACTACCTTTACACAATAAAATAGTAGAAACAAATTTTTGTAAAATTTAAAAATATTGAATGTTAGTAAATCTGTATTGAATGTTAGTAATTCTGATCTGTTTAAAAAAAAAAATTCTAAGCAGTTTATGAAATTATTCAAGAAATCACAACCACTTTCACAACCACTTCCACAACCACTTCCTGTTGTTCCACGTGGTTTTAAAAAAGTCACTTATTTTGATGAAAATAATGATATACGAACAGCTTTGGTCCCAGAAAAAATTAATATTGCATTTACCCTCAAACCTATTTCCCTTGATCCATCTAATGCGAATCAAGTGGACAGAAGCAGTTTGTATACCTTCGATACTGACCATAACCATAACAATACTGATTATACAATAGATACCGATAATTCCATTCGTGACTCGCTTGATCAAGATTACAAGCACAATAGCGTAGACGACATATACCAAATTATTGATAGTTACGCTGATTACGAGAACCTACTCCCTAGTCCTAGTCCTGTTGATTCCGAATATCGTTATACCATTGTCAGTCTACAAAGTTCATTTTCCTCCGACGAACACATTTTGCGAGGTAGAAAACGTGATACGAGTCCTGTGGCATCAAGAGCCTCGAGTGTTTCCAACATATTTCGTACTCAGCGTAAAACAAAAACAGATTACTTGGATGTATTTTTACAATACACTAATGATACTGACTCAAACCACTGAGTGTGTTTTTAAATGTAATTTTTTTATTGATAAAATTACAGTTACTAACTAGAACACATCTCACAACCTTCACGGTTGTCGATTGAACACAATAGTTTTTCTTCGTTTTTGGTCAACTTTTTTCCAGACTCTTGTTTTGCACGAATCTTTTTTTCCAAATTAGCATCAATACTGAATTTCCCAGCCGACGAAGATGCTCTCGATCTGAGATAGTACATTCCTGTTTTCAGATTGGCTTTCCAACTATAAAAATGCATGCTGGTTAGCTTCTTGTAATTTGGATTAGCCATAAATAAGTTCATGCTCTGCATTTGGTCTACAAACGCTTGTCGATCACGTGACTGTTCGATCACACTTTTCATACTGACTTCCCATACTGTTTTATAAATCTGTTTGATATCATCCGGAATTTCTGGAATGGCTTGAATACTACCATCATGTGCTATGATTGTATCTTTCATTGTTTTATTCCATAGTCCCAATTTGACTAGTTCCGCTACCAGATACTTATTAACCACCATGTATTCTCCTGACAACACCCTACGTTTGAAAATACAACTGTCGATTGGTTCAAAACACTCACTGTTATTCATGATCTGGGCACTACTTGCCGTCGGCATCAAAGCAGTCAACATACTATTACGGGCACCATATTGTTTCAAATCTGCTTTCAGAGCGTTCCAATCCCATCGCCCGGTAAGGAATTGCGTAAGGTCAATACCATCAAATTCCGCCGCTAAATCAAACTGAAGTTTGCCTTCGCTAAATGGACTGCCCGCAAAACTGGAATAAGGCCCTTCTCGTTTGGCCAGATCAATGGACGCACGCATGACTCCATAATACAACGTTTCGAAAATCTCACGGTTCAATTGTGCTGCTTCAGGTGATTCGAATGGTATTCTCATTTTGAAATAAACATCAGCTAATCCTTGAATCCCGATACCAAGTGGACGATGTTTCATATTACTGAGTCGAGTTTCTTCGGTGGGATAATGATTGTTATCAATTACTTTGTTCATAGGCTCGACTACGTATTGGGACACCTCTCGTAATTTTTCAAAATTGTAAAACGGTTTACCTTTGGCATCATATTCCACAAATTTAGGTAGAGCAATACTACACAAATTACAAACGGCGTATTCTTTATGGTCTGAATATAAGGAAATTTCACAACATAAGTTGCTGGACTTGATTGTTCCTAAGGATTTTTGATTGCATTTCCTATTTACAGAGTCTTTGTATCCAATGTAAGGAACTCCGGTTTCAATCTGCGCATCTAATACTTTTTTCCACACTTCTTGTGCTTTGACCACACGTTTGTACCGTTTTTCTTCCACATATTTCAAGTACAGTGCTTCAAAAGCTTCACCGTATGCATTGGTCAATCCTGGACATTCATCCGGGCACATGAGGTACCAATCGCCATCGGCTTCCACTTGTTTCATGAAAAGGTCCGGAGTCCATAACGCATAAAACAAATCACGCGCACGCACGTCATCATGACCTTGGTTTTTCTTGAGATCCAAGAATTCAAGAATGTCCGCATGCCAGGGCTCCGTATATAAAGCAAAGCTTCCCTTGCGTTTACCACTATTATGTACTAGACCCATATCTGTAAGATAATTATGGTTGTCAATCATATTGAAATCATATACATCACCAGCGTAATGCACTTTCTGAATATTCTTGATTCTAGTGTAAAGTATACCATCTGCTTCAAAATAATTTACTTTCTGTTGACATTCAAACTCGGTTTTTATTCCCAAATCTTTCAATACTTGCACCTTTGGAATTCTCAAATTATAACATATCTTTCTTGAAATAATAGGATGTCCTCGTTTATTGTAATTCATTACTTGTCCTACTTTATTGACCGTTTGACATGAAGTCAAAATACCAAATCTGAGCAACAAGTATTTAATAGAATACACCAAGTTCTTATCAGTTGTCATATACCATAAACATGTAGTTGTTTGACATCCGTCTGTCTCCAAAAGTCCTTTCAACAACATAGATGCTTTTTCTTTAGGTAAATGCAAAAACCTTTGATCAATAAACTTATCGTGATGGTCATCGTACAGCATATCTTTGCGTATTCCTGTTTTTGCAATATTTGTTTGATTATATGCAAAGCTTATCTCGCATTCATTGGCAATCCAGTAGTGGATATCGCATTTGTTAAGAAAGTCAATAACGAAAGCTTTTGTTGAAAGCTTCTTCTTGTTATTCAATGTAACTTGATACCTTGTAGTTGTTGAACTTTGAATTATACTTCCATCCCCAACAAAAATTCCATACAGCCTGCATTGTTCCTTTGAAATTTCGGGTATGTCAACTTCGTATGTAGGCATTGGATACCCCATATAGTATCCCATTTTCACTTGAGATGCTGGAATGAATTCTGGTTTTCTCATTCCTCTCATCACCAAATCACGAACACGTCCAGCTCCTAAATTATCTTTGATGACATATATATCATGCTCGCCAGTGCATTTTAAAGGATCCACGCTAGCATGATTTTCTATGACGTATAAGGACTCGTTTTTTATATTTACGATAACTTCATTCACCTTCTTAAAGCTTCCATCATTTGTAATAAGATAATCATTTGTAGTTATTTCATCCATTCTCTTAAATCCATCCTTTGAATAGACGATAGTATCGGGTGTAATGCACTGGTTCACATATGCTGCAGTGCTGTTGTATACTTTTATCATAGGAATAATGCCATCACTGACACCGTTGGTTCCTCGAATAATGCTTCCTTTGGCTCTTATATTACTAATGTGAACACCTATACCTCCACCCAACTTTGAAATTCTAGCACAATCAGTGATTGTCTTGTAAATACCTTCAATCGCATCAAAACTTCCCATCAAGTAGCAACTGCTGAGTGCAGCTAATCTAGTCGATGCATTGAACATTGTGGGGCTTGCGTGCGTGTAGTAGTGTTGGGAAATATAATGATACGTTTTTACAACAGCTTCGATATCACCTTTATGAATACCGACTGCCACACGCATGTAAAGATGTTGCGGACGTTCCACTACATTCATTTTACCGGTTTGTTTATCCAACAGTTTTAACAAGTAACCCTTTTCCAAAGTTTTGTAACCAAAGTAGTCAAATAGATAGTCCCGACTGTACTCGATCGCAAAGTTAAGCGTGTCCTTGTTGGTACGAATGATTTCCATGATGTCGTCAGCAATTACTGGCATGGGCGCCCCAGCTTTGTCTGTATTGTTGTAAAGAGATTCCATTACTTCGCTAAAACATTCCATGGTTGATTTGTGCAAATTACTGATAATAATACGGGAGGCCAGTTGCCCATATTCCAAATTTTCAGTCATGTTCACCGCAATACGCGCCGCTTCTTCATCCAATTCAGTTGAGGTGACTCCATCGTAAATGCTGGATACCACACGTTGCGCCACAACGTCCGGATCAATTGTCTTCAATACCCCAAGACTTTTGTCATTACATAGTTTTTTGAGTCGATAAATAATCTTATCAAATGATAACTGTTCCAAACTTCCGTCTCGTTTTTGAATTTTCATTGCTTTAGCTAATGTAATTACAACTTATCCAGAAAATATATTTAGTTTTTTACAATTGACCTACTTTAAGTAATTTAAATAGTAGTAGCAACTAAACCATTAAGAGATACTTCCACTCAATAATATGAACATCCAACCCATATCTTTCTGTTTGTGTGAATTTAAAGTTAATTTTACAATTGAAACCAGAATATAATGAAATCTCGTTTTAATTACACCTCTAAACACGATTCAAACTGTCCAATAGATTCTAGGTTGAATTCGCGCAACTTCGATAGCGTCTTGGATCGCATTGTCGGAGATACAGACCATCTTCGTGACACCTACAACAATGAGCAAATCAACCAGGAACTGGAAACTGAAAACGACAATGCTCATGAAAATATTAACGAGGGAAGTGGTGATGGCAACGGAAATGCGATTGGATCAGGTGGCTCGGCTAATCTTGAACATAAAATGGACGTTTTAGCGCTAACCAATGGTTGGAATGACAAAAACGAACGGATCATTATTTCGGTGGGAGAAAATGCAGCCTCGTATAAATGGATGCATGAACGCTCAGCTAGTTGGTACAATTTAATTAATAGAATCTTGAGCATTGTGATGATCGTTTTCAGTACTGGTTTATCGGCAGAAACTATCATTCCGACTTCTAATGAAAACCTAGCAGTAGATACTGTCAGACGTTTGTTTACTTATATAATCACCTTGATATCTGTGCTACAAAACTTTTTGAAATACGAAAAACTAAGTGAACAACACTTGACAGCAGCAATGTCTCATGCACAACTGTATCATGAAATTCAACAACAAATGTGTATGTACCGCAGGGACCGTAATAATGCCACCAATTACACAGCATCTGTTCTAAAACAATATGACTCTTTGATTGTGAATGGACCAGAAATATCAGAACGAATTATCCAGCAATTTAAAAATACATTCAAAAACAGTGATATCAGTTTACCTGACATTGCGGATCGGATTCAAAAAATCGAGATCGTTACAGAACCTATTCAGATGCAATCGATTTCGACTCTGGCTGGTAAAAGTGGTAGTAGCAGTGGCGGCGGAATCGGAGGTAGTGCCAAAAACAATAATAAGGGGGGTAATATCGAAATAAACACTTCAGATAAACGATACGGCAGATATGGGGTTTGTAATTTACAACAAATTTACAATGCATTTCAAATTCAAGGGGATATAACGGATAATGACATACAAAATGCAAACCAAGTGGAACTACGGGATTTACGCAACAAATTTTTACGTGAAAAATCCAACTTTGAATACAAACGATATCTTCAACACAATCAGGAAAATGATTAGATTTCAAAAAAAAAAATATTTACATATATTAACAACGTATTTTATTATAATGGGCGCAGGTAGTTCCGGGGTTGACCCAGCGGAATTTGAAACACTCAAGAATAAAGTAAGCTCAATTGACAGTTCTATCAGTTCATTGAATGCTCTCAAAACACAAGTGAGTGATGTAAGTAAAGCGGCAGCAAGTGCGATTAAATACGACGACCTGGCCTTAGCAATTACCAACAATGACACTAACAAAAATGCTCTTGCCACCGCTATTGCCAGTAATCCCAATAAACTCGGAGATTCAATAGCAAGTTCCATCGGATCGAACACACAGGTGATTCAAAGTCTTCAAGACAAACTTGGCTCCAATACCACATTTCAAACGGCTATGGCTGACACGCTTTCGTCTGACAAATACAAAGTCAAGTTTCAAGGACCAAAAGGCGCGGATGGCAATATCGGAGACGCCGGTGCTTTGAAAAGCAATCTATTTGATCAAGGCCGTACCATGTGGTGTGCGGATGGGGATGTGTGCTATGTCCCTGACAATAAAAATTGGGTACGGCACCCTGGTCCAAACTTAGTCTTAGGTGGTAAACAAGATAAAAATCGTTGGATCATTCATACTCCAAACGACGACCGCAAGGGAATGTGGATTGCACCTGGAAATGGAACTGATAATTGGGATTGGGGAAAAGCACTTAATATTCTATCCAACGGTGATATTCAAGGTGGCGGAACAATGAGAGTAGGTGGTGATAATAATTCATTTAAAGCCATTATGACATCTGGATGGGATGGTGGTAGTGTCAGATCAAAAGGAACGATAGGAATAGTGAATGATGCAAACAATACGTGGTTAGCCGTAATGGATGGTGATTCTGGAGGAAGATTATTAGTTAAAAATCGTGTCCAAATTGGGGATTGGATTTTTTATCAAAGACCTGATGGACATTTGGCGTTGCATAATAACGGTGATAGGTATATTTTCCGTAAAGATTATCCAAACGGTTTTGCTGTAAACACGGGAAGATCGTATCGTATAGGAAGCGGAAGATGGGGCAATTTGAGAAATACACCAGACAATCGCATTTGGGCAGATGGCGGAGGTAATGGAGTTGAAGAATCATGGAAATTATGGGATGATGCTAACGTTCAATGGTAACTCCGACCACAAATACTATGTTGTTTATATAAAATAGTATATAAACAATTTCATTTCGTCAGTTAATCCTTTTTCTTATGGTCAATCACCGGTTCCACCATCCATTTATACGCTGATCTTTGTTTTCCGTAACGACGCATACGTTTTGTAATATTACTGAACAATTCTTTACGAAATGACTTTAGTGTATCGCTCATCAAAGCAGTAAACTCGGATGTAGTCCAATTGTTTTTGGTAGAAAGGCGTTGTTGTATACCCTTAAACACTTGAAGCAGAGAGTCTTTATCCATCTGTCTGATGACACGATAGTTGATCTCGACATCTAAATCATTCCACAATCCTTTACCGACATTGTCAAAATTAATATTGTTACCATCAAATTTCAGGAAACGCACAGCACACACCGTCGATTCCTTACGTTCATACGAATTATAAACGTAACCACGATGGACTTGTTTGTAACGTTTTACCAAACGCGACACACCACTCGTTTCATCATCTTCAATGGTATAAGCGTTGTATTTGATGTCGGGCAGCGCCGGACACATACTTTGGCTTTCCATTTCCGAATGAAGGTACTCTGATATCCACGACTTCACAATAGATGTGTCAGTACTGTGAATAATATTAACCACTTGTTCCGAATCAGAGTCTTGACATATTAATACGAACATACACAGTTAATAGTTATCAGGTATTAATACTTATCCAGAAAATAATTTACTAAAAAGTAGATTGAATCTCAAATCACAAGCTTTTCTAATTTTTTACCCAAAAGGTCTGCATGCGGCCACTCGGATCTTGATCCACACACCACTTTGGTTTCCATTCTCTAACCGTGAATTCACTGGTATTTTTATAACTGTCGTCATTGAATCGCTCACAAAAAAGCTGTCGATACCACAATTTTTCTTTGGTGTCCGGACGATTGTACGTGTACAAATGTCTATGTTCTTCATATTGTTGTTGAGTATACATTTTGTCAACATGCTTTTTGATCGAATCGATAAGATTTTCTTTGTCTGTGAAACCGCTGACACCGTCGATAAACTGTTCTTTTTTCCGGTACAAAATGTCATCTGGAAGATAACCTTGAAACGCATCTCGTAACACTTGTTTTTCCATTTGTCCCGTTTGTTTCCCAAACATTTTCAATTGCGGGTCTAATTTGAGTATACAATCTACGTAATGAGGATCGGTAAAGGGCACACGCACTTCTAACGAGTGCGCCATACAACACTTGTTAGCACGCAAGCAGTCAAACAAATGAACAGAACTCACCAAGTTCACAGTTTCTTTTTGAAACTCCATTTCATTCGGGGCATTGGCACCATATAAATAACACAACAATTCATCCGACATTTCCCCCGAAAATACTACTCGCAAACGTGGGTAGCTTTGTTTTATCTGTTTGGTCAACAAGTACATAGCCGTACTTGCTCGCACTGTTGTACAATCGTACGATTCTACGGCCCAAACAACTTCTGGTATTGTAGCCAAAGCATCCGCTACTTCGAAATAATATTCATGATGATCAGTGTTCAGACTTTCCGACACCTTGCGTGCCGCCGTCAGATCTGGAACATCCTTATTGATACCAATACTAAATGTTTTTATTGGCACATTGTGTCCTAGTTCCTGGGCTAGCTTTACAACAAGACTAGTTATCAAACTGCTATCTAAACCTCCGGATAACAACACGCCAAAATCAATTCCATTGCTAATCAAGTCTTGTAATTGTAATCTGACACTATCTGTCAACTTGGTCTTGATTTCTGTTAACACCTTGTCCCTATACTCTGTAACAATTTTATTAGTAGTCGTGTGTTTAGTCGCGTTTTCAGGAACCAAGTATTCTTGCTCAAAATAATTAGTATAAGTATTAACAGGAGTGCTTTCTTTGAAACTGTCAAAGGTAGTATAGATGTATTGTCTGGGATAAAACGTCTTGATGTTATCAACAAGACAATTCTCTACCACGCTAGTCTCAGCACTTGTCATACCGGTTGTACTCACTATTTGAGTCAAACACTTTAGCTCCGAAGCAATCGCTACTCTAGCACTTTGAGAGGAAAATCCAATGTACAACGGTGTTACTCCTATCCTATCACGAGCCACCAATATTTTCTTAGCCTTAAGATCTAGTAGTACAAAGGAAAACTGACCATTCAATTTGTTCAACATCTGAGGAATATTATTTTGATACCGCTTGTACAACGGTAACAGAATTTCGCAATCGGACATATGGCACTTGTAATCTAATTCCTCTTCTAATTGTTTCCAATTAAATATTTCCCCATTGATAATTAGATACAAGGATCGTTCTTCATCAAACAATGGTTGAGGTGTGTTGTCTCCATTGATGTGTAAACGCGTGTGTAATAACAAAATATTAGTATAACTATTGGTATCAACGATTAGTTTATGCCCACAAGCATCTGGACCACGATGTTCAAGTAATTGACCTGTACTATTGATCAATTCCGTGTACATGTCATCACTGAAGCGTGGCTTTGTTTCGATTAACGCAAAAATACCGCACATTGGTGAGACAAGGTATTTAAAAACAAATATTATGTTACTTTTAAATCATTATCTATTTTTCAATTTTATGGAAGCTAACACAAATGTCAGCCCTACGGCACCGCCACTGAGTCTCGTATATATTCACATTGGAAAAACTTTACCAGATTACATATTCGATTCCATTTACCAGACCTTGCTGATCAACCAATACGCCGTTCGTGTCTATGTGGTAGTGGACGACACCCTTGTTTCTACAGTGCGCGATACTATTTATAATTTCAATTTACCACTGTACTCAAAACAAGCATTTTATTTTGGTAATGTGGTTGAAATCGTGCCTCTGTCCGCATTAGAAACTCGTTTACAAAATGATACATCCTTTTCCCAATACCAAAATACTTTACAGCAACGATACGCAGGAGTTGGACAGTTTCGTGATGGTTTCTGGGTATCTACTACCTCCAGATTCTTTTACTTACAGGCTCTCATGAACGTGTTTCAACTACACAACTGTTTCCATATTGAAAATGATATTGTGATGTATGAAAGTTTTGTTCAAATTTTCACTTCGGTACTGTCTGAAAACGACTTGTCTGAAAACGACTTGTCTGAAAATGACTTCGGAAATATTTTAAATAAAATTTGGATGGTGCAGGATGCCCCTAATCGAGTGGTGCCGTCTGTTATCTTCTTTCCGACTGGGAGCCATGCTAGTCGTTTGACACATTTTATTGCGGAGACATTATCTAACGCTAATAATTTTATCAACGATATGGATATCTTGGTACAATACCCTGATAAACTACCTTTACGAATTGTTCCAGAAGACTCTAGATACTGTACCATTTTTGATGGTGCTGCCATTGGACAATACCTTGGAGGCATTGATAACCGCAACGTCAATGAAACCCATCCAAAAACGAATACTATAGGATTTATAAATGAAACGAGCGTTTTTAAACCGGACACTTGCCATTTTACGAAAAGGAATGTTCAAACGGATAATCACACCGTCCCCATCAAAACTATATTGGGATCTACAAAAGGAAGTAAACAAATATTTTCAGTAGCCAACGCTCATGTACACAGCAAAGAATTGCATCGTTTTTCAAGCGTTTTTGATATTACACATGACAAAATTGTGTCAGGTGACCGTATCCTTGGCTTATGCGATTTTGTCATAGCAACACGCGATATTTACAACTTTCATCAGCATATTGAAAAGTACGCACGTGACGTCATCATTGTCAAGGATTGGAAAAACGTCAATATATACGCACTGAACGAGTTTTTCAGAAAGTTGTCCCAAAAACGTAAAACAAATATTGTCAAGCTATTTATTTATACGCACATCTTAGCCGATTTTATAGAAAACGTTTTGGACAAATTGGACCGAACATTGGAATACGTGCTGTATCTGCATAATTCTGATCACCCCTTTGACTTTAGTTACGAACGATTAATTGTTAAACCATTTATCAAACACGTATATGCCCAAAATATTGACTATCCGATAAGAGAACCTGGTGCTAATAAATTAACCTTGTTACCAATCGGTATTGCCAATAGCATGTGGAAACACGGGGACCTGAACGCGATGTTTGAAGTGATGACCAGCACTTACAAAGCCAAAAAAACCAAAAACATTTACGTGAATATCAATCCTAATACGTATGGTTACCGAAAAGACGTTTTAGATGTGATTCGAGAAAGTGGTTGCTGGGAATTGAGCACAAACAAGCCATACATAGAATATTTACGAGAACTAGCACAACATAAATTTTGTTTGTGTTTACGGGGGAATGGCTTGGACACACATCGGTTTTGGGAATCATTATACTTAGGCGTGATACCGGTGGTATTCAATAATAGTGAAACAAAATGTCAAAACTTTTTGGAATATACCAAAGCATTAGGAGTTCCTTTTGTAGAAATCAAGGAAAACAACTTGAACATCATTCCACAACGTTATCATCAAGACTTCTTTAATGAAACATTGTACAAACAAATATTACAAAGTTCGGGTTGTGGTATATATAACTTACCGGCATTGCAGTTGGACCACTACCAGTACCATGATTAAGCGCGATTTATGACAACAGTCATTTGTATTGGTATTGTGAACTTGCCGTTTACATTGAACTAAATACTATTATGATCAATTGTATTTAGTTGAGTCGTTAGAATAGCAGAATAAAAATATTAATTAGATTTAAGGTTTAGATTCGTTTACAATCTAATGGAATCAGGTTTCGGGCAAAATCTCGAAGGGTTTCTGATCAAAGGAAATCTTTCAGTGATTCCATCGGATTTGCCAATATGGCAAGGAGATGGTTCATTGGAAGGATCAGGAACCCTTTACTTTAACAAAATACAAGAATACAACGTAGGAAACGGAATAGACATTGCAGGTATAATACTAAGGGACAACACGGTTTACGTTCCTTACAACAAACCCAGTCTAAACGCAACAAGTGGTAGTTTTGTGATCGATGGTGGGATAGGAGTAAACCATACAGCTAATTCTACTTGCCTCACTTCAGGAGGTGCGTTGACAATAAGAGGTGGGGCAAGTTTTGGTAAAAACGTTCATATTGGTGGAATATTAGATGTGAATGCTAATCGTATTGTAAATGTAGATACGCCTGTAGATGGTAAAGACGCTGTTAACAAGGACTACGTAGACTTAGTGGCGGGGGATGTGTCTGGCAATTTCACTACTAGTCAAGTCATTATCGCTGAAACTAACGGTACTAAAATCAGAGGCTACGATTCTTTTACCTTCGATGGTTCCAAATTGTCGATTAGCACCCCTGTAATTATTAGTAACACTGAAATCAGCACCGGATTGAGCAGCGGTGGTTTAGTTGTGTATGGAGGCGCTAGCATTGGCGGAAATTCAACTCTCGGAGGAAACCTGAGTTTATCAGGAAATAGCATTACTAATTTAGCAACACCTGTCAACGTTACAGATGCCGCAAATAAGCAATATGTGGATGACAATAAACTTCAAGGCAATTTCACGACGGGTCAATTGATTATCGCAGCTTCTGATGGTCGTGATATACGAGGTTTTCCAGAACTAACATTCAATGGTTCAACTCTAACATTATTTACTACAACAAATGTAACGAGGAGTGTAGGTGGAGCATTTGTTTGTTATGGCGGAATTTCCATTAGCAAAGATGTGTTTATAGGTGGTCAACTTGATGTGAATGGCAATAAAATTGTGAATGTAGATACACCTGTGCAACCATCAGATGTTGCCAACAAAGCGTATGTAGATAGTAGGACATTTGGTACTTTGCTAGGTTCTTTTGGGGATAAACAAGTGATCATTGGTACCACTGACCCTAATTCATTGACTGGATACAACAACTTTTTGTACGATGGCACTCGATTAAGTTTGGGTACAGGTGGGTCGTTGGTGATTTATAATACAAAAAATTCCAGTAGCCTGACAGGAGAATCAAGTTTAGTAGTATATGGTGGTGGAAATTTACGTGGCGACTTGTTTGTAGGTGGTCATATTAATGCTGGTGGAAACACAATCAACAGAGTAGCAGATCCATTGTTACCAGATGATGCAGCGACCAAAAAATATGTTGATGATCACAAACTTCAAGGTAACTTCACTACTGGACAGCTTATCATCGGAGATTCTAATGGGGACGCGATCCGAGGTAGGGACAATTTAATATTTAGTTACAATACCGGAAACTCAAGTGGAACTTTAATTTTAGACGAGCTAACTGACGTCTCGATAAAAAACACGACCAACGCGACTGGTTTAGGAACAGGGGGAACCTTGACTAGTTTAGGTGGCGCCAGCTTCAACAAAGACGTTTACATTGGTGGTAATTTTATTTTAGATAACACCGGGGCTTCAAGTATCAAAACCTTCGGCGGTGCAGAGATATCAAAAACATTGACGGTAGGGGGAATCATAGATGCAACAGATAATTTTATTAAAAACGTAGCATATCCGGTAGATCAAAGCGATGCAGCTAACAAACAATATGTAGATGACCACAAACTGTCAGGAAATTTCACAACCGGCCAATTAATTATAGCACAGACAAATGGAAATGCTATCAGAGGTTACAATAATTTGGTTTTCAATACAGACGGAACTCATGGTTCACTTGTTTTGAATGATGTAACTACTTTAAATATTCTAAATTCGTCAGATGCAACAGGTTATGGTACCAATGGATCTTTCAGCACGTTAGGAGGTGGAAATTTTGGGAAAAACGTGTATATCCAAGGTGGTTTACGAGTGAATTTGAATCGTATACAGGATGTTGCAGACCCCATTGAAGCACAAGATGCTGTCACAAAAAAATATGCAGATTCACTTGCTCAGACTATTTCAAACAATACTAGTGTATTATTAAATAATAATGTTGTTGTTGCTGAAGATGTTCCTGGATTTGTGTTTAGTTCTACGACTAGAGCCTTTATAGCTACAGCATATATCAAATTTCAAGGAACAAGTGATAAAGCAGCATTATATACAATATATGGGTATCTAGATGGTAATATTTGGAAAATCACGAGTGTGTTTATTGGCGATGATATCAATATAAATTTTTATGCAAGGACAAGTAACGGCACATGTTTTATTCAATATACAAATGGCAATACATCCGGAATATCATCGATTCAATTCACGACTATATCACAAATAAATGCAATTGCTAACACAAACCAAGTACATGTCTCATTGCTTGATAATATAACAAGTTGGACAGACATATCTGAGATTTCCTTTGCAGGAATTATGAATTCGGCCAAGTTGCTAATATACGTAAATAATTCTTCAACAACAGTTGGGCAGTTTGTATTGACTAGCACTATAAAAACAAATGGAATATGGACATACAACTCTATGTATGTTGACCATATTCCAGATCTAAACTTTAGAATATCTTCAAATGGACAGTTGCAATATAAGAATGCAACATCTACAATATATGAATGTAAAATAAGAGTCATAGAAATAAATGCGCAATCATCTAATGTACTTGTTGCAAACACGATTGTGCCAACAAATGTTCCAAATAATGCACTAGTGTTTTCAAACACTGAGAATATTTTTCAAATAACATTAGAACTAAGTATCCCTACCTACAACAAACGTGCTTTATATGAATTACAAGGTATTTATATTGATGGTTCTTGGAAATTAAATGCTCGGTTTGTAGGTGATTTGACCGGTATAAAGTTTTTGATCAACACGGATTTTAATAAGGGTACTATACAGTTTATAAATCCCAATACAGTTGATGCATACATCAGGTTTAAAAAATCAACTCCGGTGATATTTCAATCTTTACCTGTAAGTAAAGGTGGAACAGGTGTAAACTACTTAGAACCGTATGCTGTACTAAGAGGCAACGGTGTAGACCCCATACTTGCAACAGACGACTTTATCTATAAAGATAACACCTTAATCCTGGGGAATGGATCAAGTATTTTATTAAATAATACAACTACAGCATACAGTCTTACTTCAGGGGGGACATTGACATCACAAGGTGGAGCAAGCTTTAAAAAAGACGTTTTTATTGGTGGACAATTAGATGTTAATTTACAGAGAATAACAAATGTACACGACCCTATACAGAACTATGATGCAGTAAACAAATTGTATGTTGATTCAAGTATAAATAATTTTGATTTAAATAATCCAAACAACTTGAACCCTATTGACGGAATATTTTATTTTGATAATGGTGTAAATATACCCGCAGATATACCAAATTTTTATTTTGACTCGACGGTAAAAGCTTTTACTGCGACAATATATCTCAACACAAATGGGATATGTTCTTTTCGTGTTATTTATGGATATAATTGTAGCACGTATTGGAGTCTGTCAAGTTCATTCATAGGGTTTAATAACGGTGTTCAATTCTCTATGCGAACAGCAAGTGAAATCGGATATCTGCAGTATACGAATCCAAACTTGTATGGCACAACTCTAATAAAGTATCAAATCAACAATATCATCAAGAATACATCATCAACTCAGATTAATGCAGTGTTGAGTGGGAATGTTGTTGCACCTAATGTTATTTCTGATATAAACTTTGATAACACAAGTGTTTTATCGTCAAAGTTGATCATATATATTTCGAGTGAAATAGATAATGCATTTGGAATATTTTTCCTTGGATGTGTTCAAACAAATAGTGATTGGATAATAAATACGTATCACGTTGGTAACGTCACGGGTGTAAAGTTTGGTATACAAAAAAATAATGTGACTGGAAAATCATATATTACATATACAAACAAAAATGCGATAGGAGATTATACAATCAGAGCAAGACAATTGGATATAAATAACCAACAAACCAGTTATACTTTGTTGGCGAATAAACTAATTCCAACAAGTATTCCGTTAAGTAACGTGAACTTTTCAAATCTAGATTATTTTGAGTTGTCTATATATGTTTCTATAGCGCAATCAGGGAAAAATGCATTGTATGAGCTTCAAGGTCTATTATGCAATGGAATTTGGTCTATTAATTCGAGATATATCGGTGATTATACGGGTATCAGATTTTACATGGTACCAACAGTAGTTGGTGGTGGGAGTGTGGTGTGGTATTTAGCATACACAAATTCGGCTAACACAGATGCTGTTATTAAAGTAATGCCCGATATCCCATTGACATCGTTGAAGCCTTTGAGTATTTCAAGAGGAGGCACGGGTTCAAGTTATTTGAATCCAAACGCTGTTTTGAGAGGCAACGGAACGGGTAATATAATAGCTACAAACGATTTTATTTATGATAATAATCGTTTAGTATTGGGAAATGTGTCTCAAATTGTGTTGACCAATACTGCACCGGCAGTGAACATGAGTACGGGAAGTCTAATCAGTTATGGAGGCGCGGCTATAGGAGATGATTTATTAGTCGGTCATAAACTAGTGGTAAACGATATCGATGTAACTCCTAGTGTAGGAGATATTACGAAAGAACAAGTGTTTTATGCGGCAAATCAAGTATTGAACAGCAATGTCCAGGGTCTAATATTTAATGATAATAGAATTAAATCTTTTACGGGTGTTATATGTGTAACAGTTTATACTAACGTGGATGAATTTGATACATTATTCCAGATAAGAGGATTAAAAAAGAAAAATTCAAATTGGATTTTGGACTATACATCTCTTGGTGACTCTATTGGTATAACATTTAGCATTGCTAACAATGGCCAGATACAATATACAAGTACAGGATTACCTGGATGGATGTCAACTACAATGAAATATAGAGCAACAACGACTACAATATAATTAAACTTGGTTTAGCGGTACAGATGTATACGATGCATTATATGAGCGGTGATCAAAACATACATTATATACATATATTATATACAATATCATCAAATTCAAGGCCTTGACAACTATTTAGTTTGACATACGTTGGTCGTTATGAATTATATTCTATAATATATGTAATGAATTATTATAAAATACTTGAAGTACAAGAGACCGCTACAGACGATGAAATCAAGAGAGCTTATAGAAGACTAGCGCTGCAACATCATCCGGACAAGAATAAGAATGCCGATTCTGAAACGTTTAAACAAATCCAAGAAGCCTACGAAACGTTATCCGACCCACACAAAAAAAAAGCCTACGATGGCGGCAGTACCATCAGTAACCCATTTGACTTTCACTTCAACTCGTTTTTTGGTCCGCATTCTAGTACTACCAGGTGTGCTAACTTCAACCATGTTATTAATGTTGGTTTGAAAGACGTTTATTTTGGCACCACCAAAAGAATAAAGGTCAAAAGAGATGTGATGTGTAAACAGTGTCTGGAGAAATGCAGCGGGTGTAACGGAGTCGGAGAAATTACTCTAAAATTTAACATGGGTCCATTAGTGCAAATGATTCAGCAACCATGTGTCAACTGTAATACTCGTGGTTTCAATAAACTCAAAAATGGATGCGATGAATGCAATGATAGGGGAAAGATTCAACAGGAGAAGCTTATAGAGATTGACATTTACCGAGGGGTTGAACAAGGTAAGACGTATACATTTCCTGAATGGGGGCAACAACCTACAAAACAAAATGAGTTGCCTGGGGATCTGATTGTGGCCCTAAATATTGAAACCGATGTAAACTTTGTTCGACATGATTTGAATCTTGTATATACAATCAATTTATCCTTGCGCGAGTCTATTGTAGGCAAAAATGTCATTATTCCATTGTTTAATGGTGATTTACACCTACATACAAAGGGATTTGGTATAGTGAATCCAAACAAGACTTACATTGTTTTCAAACGAGGTTTACAAAATAAAGATGGCAAGATGGGCGATTTGCACTTAAAATTTATTGTGCAATATCCAGACAAATCATTCAATGACATCGAATTGAACCTTATCAGTACAACCTTTGATCAAATTGGCCTACTGTAATTAGTTATTAGTTATACATATAGTTAAAGCTCATTAATCGTGATATTCTCTGGTTTGATCTAGGCGCAAAAGCATTTTGATTTAAACTTAATAACTGTTGATTAGAATACCTAAAGAATGACAGACTATTACAATGTTCTTGGTATCGCTCGTGATGCTCATGAAGAAGACATTAAACGAGCATACCGTAAACTAGCGCTGAAATATCATCCGGATAAAAATCCTACAGCTGACGCCACTCGTTTCCAACAGATACAAACGGCTTATGAAACTTTGTCAAATCCAGAAAAAAAACGTGAATATGACAATCCCTCCCCCGACATAAATCTTGCTGGAGGTGGATTCCCATTTGATCAATTTTTTACCAATCAATTCTTCGGACCACAACAACACAGATCCTCTTCCGTTCGTAAATTAGGTGACCACCACTACAATGTCAAAATTAGTTTGCGAGACGTTTATTTTGGAACCTCCAAGCGCTTGAAAACGTCCAGAACATATATATGCAGAAACTGTAATGCGGATTGTGAACGATGTCATGGTAACGGAAGCGTGACACACAGGATAAATATTGGTCCCTTTATCCAAATGGCAACACAAACATGTGACGTATGTTCTGGCAAGGGGGTAATAAAACGGGGGAAATCTGATTGCGGGGGTTGTAAAGGAAATGGAGAAACCACAGAAGAACGGATTTTCGAAATAACAATTCCTAAAGGTGTATCTGATGGTAAACAATTTGTGTTTGAAGAATGGGGAGAACAGGCGTATAGACCTGGTGATGTTTCTGGTAATTTGATTATTACAATATCGGTAGAAACTGACAGTAACTTCGTCCGTCAAGGTAATGACTTGTTGTACACCGTCAACTTGTCTTTAGCGGAATCAATTGTTGGAAAAGAATTATGTATTCCATATTTTGATGGAGATATCAATATCCATTCCGGTGGATTTGGTATCATAAATCCTAATAAAATGTACACCATTTTTGATCGTGGAATTGCGGTAGAGAATTCCAAAGGACATTTGCATTTAAAATTTGTGATTGAGTATCCCCAAAAAACGCTTAGCAATAGCGAACGAGAGTTATTGAATAGTGCTTTCCAGAAAACTGGAATAGTCATAGAATAATTAAAGAAAATACCTGGCGTCATTAATTCACATGGCTTGTAATATTGTTATTGTGTGGTTTGATCTCATTTTGGGTAACAACAGTTGAACAGTAATTAAAAATTATACATCATTCTGTATTGCTAACTAACATTCGATATTATTGAAACCTATTGTTGAGTTTGACTGCTATTGGCTAACTGCAATTCTAAGCTTTCCACCTTTTTGATTAGCTCATCGATTTGTGCTTGTTGATTATCGATGATCGTTTTTTGTTCTTTGATACCTTCTACTAATAATGCAGTAAGTTTGTCATAAGACATAAAACGTGTATCATCATCCCCTACTTGCACCACTTCCGGTACAATTGATTCTACGTCTTGAGCAATAAAACCCATTTGACGCTTTTCCACGTCTTGCATCTTGAACGTGATTCCTTGCAACTGGGTAATCTTGCTCAACGCATCAGTGATATTCACAACATTTGTTTTGTAACGTCGATCTGAAACGTTGGCACCACCAGAGCTCGTGATTTGATAATAATTAGTTGCGCCGCAGTAAAAACGGTGTGCGTCATTAGTAGTATATACTTGGTATCTTAATGTACCACTGTTGATTCCAAACCCGTAAAAAGCTGTAGCTGAAGAAACAGCGTCACCGGTTCCAACATCATATAAAACCAACAATTTGTTGTACAAATTGTTTGCACTATTCACACGCGTTGTTCCATTTACTTCTAATACTTGTGTAGGAGCAGTGGTACCGATACCCACTAAACCTGTTGATGTAATCCGCATTCTTTCAATCATGTTCGTGTTTTCGGAACCACTTTGCTTTATGGAAAAATTGATACTTGAAGAATATAAACCATCATCTGCAAACGACAACCTTGCCGTACCGATGGTACCGTTAAAATAAGAACCTGTTTCAATCGAGTAAGTGTAACCAGGACCCCCATTGCCAACCATTCTCGCGATCGTATTATTACCCTGATTGGATTGAAAAACATGTAATGGTAACGTATTACTTTTAATGTTAAGCGTGGCTATAGGACTTGTTGTGCCAATACCCACATTACCACCGGTGGTAATTAAGGAACCAATTGTATTACTATTGAATGTAGCTCCCAACCCACCACCTGTCACGAGTATATTACTAGTAGTAATACTGTTAAAAATGTAACTTTGAATGTTAAAGTAACTAACCTCATTATTAGTAGTATTGTATCCTAACAGGTTTGCTTGCGTCACGTTACGAATGGGTGCAATGTATGTCGCTCCTGCAGTTATTGAATTCAAAGCTGAACCCGATGCATTCAAAACAATTGAGTTCGTGTGTTGTGCAGTTTGTCCGGCAAGATTACCAATGGCAATCGCATTGTTTCCTTGGGAAGTGTAACCTGCTTGGAATCCCATGGCTACTGCATTGGTTCCTTGATTGTTTGACGCGGCCTCGATTCCGATTGCTACTGAATTGTTGCCTTGTGTGGAATATCCACTATAATAGCCGATTGCTACCGTATAAGTTCCTTGATTACTTTGACCTGCAGCTGTGCCTATAGCAATTGCAGAGCTGCCCTGTGTATATACTCCCGCGTTTATACCTATTGCAACGGCAAAGGATTGTTGATTATATAATCCAGCCCCATTTCCAATAGCCACTGAAGAACTTCCTTGAGAAGTTTGTCCAGCATTTGGACCAATTGATACCGAAGAGCTTCCTTGAGCTATGCTACCTGCTGAATTACCAATCGCCACAGCGGCGCTACCTTGCGATGAATTTGCAGCGTAACCGCCAATTGCTATAGAATTAGTGAGTTGGTAAGATTGTCCTGCACCGTTACCAATAGCAATAGCATTGACTCCTTGTGAAACAACCCCAGCATTGACTCCAATATCGAGTTGTGTTCCCGTAAAATCAAATGCATTTGTTCTTAATGTACCCGTAGTTATACTGTTAGTAACCAAAATTGTACCTGAAGCGACAGCAGAAACTACATACAGAGTACCGGTACTTAGAGCAGTATGAACCGCATTGGTTACAGTACTGTTAGTCCCTTGAATCGAACCTGAACTTATACTTGTCGTAGCAAGTAGCGTTCCAGTTGTTATGCCCGTCGTTGCTTGGACCGTTGCTGTAGTAACATTTGTAGACACTACATTCGGTAGTGTACTTGTTGTACTACTTATATTTGCACCACTGATTAAACCGGTTACGAGTAATGCCGCCGATGTTATACCTGTAGTCAAGTTCAAGGTTCCTGAGCTTAGAGCTGTGTGAACTGCATTGGTAACAGTTGTATTCGTGCCTTGAATAGAACCTGCACTTATACTTGTCGTAGCAAGTAGCGTTCCAGTTGTTATGCCTGTCGTTGCTTGGACCGTTGCTGTAGTAATATTTGAAGACACTACGTTCGGTAGTGTACTTGTTGTACTACTTATATTTGCAGCACTGATTAAACCGGTTACGAGTAACGCCGCCGATGTTATAC